CAGCATCTTCGTCATCAAGTCCTGAGTCATATGGTTCGTCTAGGTTGAATTGTACACCAGCAGACAATAGATCGTTAACGGCGTAGTTAACTAGAAAACTCATTTCTCGTTTATTAATGTAACCATCCACCACGATGTTACCCTCTTCGTCGAAGCTTTTGATACGTAGTTTCATTTATTCCTTTTCTGCTTTTCTAAAGCACTCTTTTCTCTATGGCAGGGCTTGCAAAGAATTTGGAGGTTATCTTTTCCACAAAAGAGGTTTTCGATAAACGAGTCCCATGTAGTAAAACCGTCATTTGCGGCGACCGCCTTGATATGGTCGACTTCAACCATCGTAGCAGGAAACTCTTCTTGACAAGCAGCACATCTGAAGTGCTGCGCCAAGCGTCCCGTTGCCTTATTAATTTTCTTTTCCGTTTTTGCATCTGCTAGCGTTTCAAAGCGAGGGGGCCAGCGTCTGCTGCCAGCCCTTAATGCGGATACAATAAAACTCTTTTTACGAGCCGTTGTCCATTCCACTGACGACTTCACACGGGGGATGCCATTCGTCGTTTTCTTTTTGCCAGATATATAAGCACCTCGCGTTAAGCATTAGTTCTTCATGGCAGGAAAAATATCCCTGTACTGCTTCAAAATAGAACGTCGGCAATTCTGCCTCCGTTCCAGCTTCTGCACACCAATCTTCAAAGGCTGTCTCAAGGATGCGTTCTGCCTTCTTAGGGCCAATGCCCTTAGCTCCCTTAATATTATCGGCTGAGTCTCCTACAAGGAGTTGGTAATAGAAGAAGCGTAATGCATCCCTAGGACTTACGAGATAGCGTTCCTTCTTTTTAGGATTGTAATGCCATCCAGGGATGGTGTTCAAATCCTTATCCACCGAAACTATAATTGTCTCTCTGGTGGGGTCACGCATAGCCTCAATGCCCACTAGATCGTCTGCCTCACAATTGATGCTTTCATATGCCTTCCATTCAGTGCGTAAATGTTGTTTACACGCTGTTAAATGTTCTGGCTTTACAGCATTCTGTCGATTGGCCTTATATTCAGGATAGATTTCCTTACGGAAGTTAGTATCTCCTGTACAGAAGAGCATATATTCTTCAGTGTTAAGATCAATTAACGTTCCTTGGATGAGGTCATTTAATACTTGCCTAGCGTTCTGTTCACTTGTGCCTTCTGCTAAATGTGCAGCGGCATACGCATACGAATCGGAGTCTATTAGAGCAAGCATAGTTCTTGTTTAATTCTCCACAACTCTGTGGCTTGACATACATGACCTTCTTGACCAAACATATCAGACAAGCCTGTTGCTTTGGCTAACACATCCAGCAGGTCAGGATTCTGCATCATATACACATTCCACAATTGAGAATAATACTCTGCACAGTCCTGCATATTAACTGCCTTACGTCCTTTAGCCTCACGCCAAGAGAGTCCTGTAGACCCATCTTCAAACACCTTACGTGCTTGATATAGGTCTTCGATTGAACGTCCTTGGAACAGCTTACCTTGTGGCCTTGCATAGAAGGCCGAGAAACGTTTGTCTCCTTTACTAGAACATTCTAGATAAGGAGCTTCACCATGCTTAATCATTAATAGGGGATCGAATCGTCGTCAGCAGGAAGGTCGTTAGGCTGATCAAACAGGTCAGGAGCATTGTAGACATAGGCTACAAGCTCGTCTGCCAGCTTCTTAACGTCGTTTACATTGGGTGGTGTCTTAGCACCAGTAGTAAGGATAGACACAGCATGACCAAGAGAGCTTTGACGGACAATGAGTTGTTGGCGAGCTGTACGTTCTTCCTTCGTTTCAAAGTCGCGGCCATACGTGTTAGTTGTAGCTGTTGGCTTTGCGTTAGACGTTTGTTGTGAAGCCTGAGCTGCTGGTTGGGAACTACCATCGCTCTTGACAATAGCTGTCCACTGGTAAAACTCACCCTCTTTGACTGCTGTGACCTCATAAGATTCTCCCGTCTTTGCACTCTTCAGTACAGCAAATACTGATGGGTTTGCAAAAGACATAATCTTCTTAGTCTTCACATCCATCTTACCGTTGTACTCAGTCTTATAGACGACTTCGGCCTGTTCATAGCCCTTCTTACCGGCAGCGCCAGCACGGCTAGTGATTTCTACATTAACGATTTGAATTTGCATATTGATCTTTCAATTAAATTGTTGGTGGGGGATGATGGAATAATTTACAGTCTGCCGTGTGGAACATCCCCCGATGTTGATGTAGCAAGCTCTATGAAATAAGAGCTGATACATCTATTATATCATTTCTAGATACGCTTGTCAAGCTTTTAGGCTAGCAATTTCTTCCCTGAGAGTACGTGCTGTAGAAGCTTCTCTTGGAAAGCCTCCATAAGAACGTAAACCAAATTTTGCTTGACATAGGTCAATGGCTTCTTCCAAAGCGGCATTCCATACAAGCTTGTAAACGTCTATTTGATGCATATTGTTAGACCAAGGGCGCTCATGATTTACCCATTCTACGAATGTCATAACTTTAACTCTTCAAGGTCAAATTTGTTAGGGCCAAATGAACATTCGGCGGTGAGTGGTAGGCTGAAATCGTAGTTCCATATTTGCTTGACGAGTCGTGGTACACGTTCGACGGCTTGTAATAGGATAGCTCCAACTCGTTCAACGCACTCCGTAGAACAGTCAGCCACAATTGAGTCGTGGATTGTTCCGATAAGCTTTGCTTCAAGTTTAGCTTCATCTAATAGTTTCTTTGCTTCAAGTCGTGCAAGCATAACGAGGTCCGCCCCGAAACCTTGTCAGTTGTGTTACGAGCATACCGCTTCCGTATGCTCTCTGTATGTCACCATACAGCTCAGACTATATCATCATCCACATTGTGGACGGCTGGCGCTTCGGGAACGCTGTTCCCTACGAGCTTTCGCTCTAGTCGTTGCACCTTATTTAGCCACGCATGTATGCGTCTGTGGTCTTGTATCGATACAAGAACAAGATTATCAGGATGATTATTTTGCTTATTGCTATCTAAATGGTGTACTACCATTCCTTTTGGTAGGAAGGCAAATCCATTATGCTCACAATAAACAATGATGTGCTCTAGTACCTTGTTTCCATCAGTCCTACCTGAATACCAATCTGGAGCGAATACCAAAATATATCCATTAACATCGACTGACTTTTCAACAGCACTATGGTGCAGCATTTTTATCTTACCTTTCATTGGATTCTTTTCGCCTACCTTATGTAGACGGCACAACCTAGATGTCCTACTCTTGAACTGGCCTTCATGATATTCTGTTAGCCAAATCTTTTTAATAGTGTAGTAGTCTCTATTGTACTTATCCATAATTGTTCTCACTCCTAAGTCTGAGTGAAACAATTCAATAATCTCTTTATGTTCTTGTTCAGATACAGGTACAAATTTCATGTGAACTCCTTTTGTTACGTCACACTACTATTATACCACAAAAGCAAACGTTTGTCAAGCTAAATCTTGGCTCAGGATAAACTACGTGAGTCTTCCCCTGAGTTCACCAGCTTTTCAATGTAGATTACTCTACAAGGCCGCTACACTTAACGGGGTAATTCTTGATCTGTGTGATGGGCCACTTGAATGAACCATCCCTGTTTGTAGCATAATTTCCATCTGGCTTTTTAATAGGTGTAAAAGGGAAATAGCGTCCAGATGGAATGGTTAGTCGTCCTGTCGTCTGTGCTTCGTTAATGATGTGCTTGTGCCATGCTGCACCACCATAATACTTAGCATAGAACGAGTCGATAACTGCTTGCCATTTCTTGTCGTTAAAGCCTAAGTGAATGAAGTCTGGATCATTAGCAAACCCATAGGCACTTGCACCATATAATAATTTGAAGATGAAGCGCTTCGCTGTTACACGATCAGGAAGGTTGAAGTCTCGTTGATTATTACTGTGTAGGTCTTGCTTCTCTGAAATCTCCTTAATCATTGTCTTGTCTTTGGACAAGTCGGCAAAGACACAGCCTTCTAGGTTCTTAACGTCTACATTAACTATTGGCATATTCCCAAATATGTACGTTGTCTGGTAGGTCTTCTAATAGGTACAAAACGCTGTCTCTATTCAGCCTCCCATTTCCAATACCAGGAAAATTTAAGTCAATTCTTTTATCTCCCCAAACAAAACCATTCTTTAAGTAAAAGCAGGAAGAGGCAATAATATCTAACTGTGCCATATCTCTCCAATGTTGTTTTACCATGAAGAAATATATATCTGTTCCTTCGTAGTTTCCAATTTTGCCAACGAACTCCTGATCTATTTCTGGATGTAGAAGTTCAAGCTCTCTACCAAAATCATAAGGTAGATTTGGAAATCTTGTTTTTGCTTCTAAAGCAATTCCTCTACCCATAACAACAGCACCGTCGGTGCGCCTAATTGGATTAGTTGTAATCATGAAAACGTCTGTTTCATGAAACACATCCCACATATTACCTTTTTCAAGAATCATATCTACTCACTAAATATTTATCAAGCTCAGCAGGTGCATTCTGCATGTTAGGCGACCAGCTTTCCGTTGCATTATTCGGTGGTGCCTATGAGGTCGAGAATAGACATGACGAGGAACGTGTGTATAAAAGCGGAGCAAGAAAAGGCGAGACGTATGTTCGCTCGGTGCTTGACTCACTGGAAGTCGTTACTTGCCTCGGGTATTTCCGTCCAAATCCTAAGGATGAACTAGCAAAAACCAAAGGGAAACCAGAACATGAACTTGTTCACAATACACGCTATTACTCTACTGCCTCTGATGTTTTGGGACAGCTTCCTGCCCGCACCAATGTTCAAAGAAATGTTCTCGAAAAGCTTTCGAGAATTGCGTACATTGAAAAACTCGTGGGAACATATCTAGAAGCCTTTCCTAGCCTCTTAGAAGAGAAACAATGGGGTTACTACCTACATGGTCAATACAACCAATGCATAGCCCG